TTATGCGACACTGTAAACCTCTTTGGCGCGCGTGGTGAACGCCTGAACCATATTCGAGGCCAGCTCTTTAAAGATTCGGCCAAACGCCAGTTCGATCAGCTTATTGGTAAATTCAAAATCCAGATGAAACTCAATGCGGCAGGCGTCAGCGCTCAGTGGCGTAAACTTCCACCCTCCCATCAGTTTTTTAAACGGACCATCCACCAGATGCATCAAAATACTCTGATTGCTCGTCAGGGTATTGCGCGTGGTGAACGTTTTGCTGATCCCCGCTTTGGAGACATCCACGGCCGCAGTCATCTGCGTCGGGCCGGATTCCAGCACTCGGCTACCGGTGCATCCTGGAATAAATTCCGGATAGGACTGAACGTCGTTCACTAACTGATACATTTGTTCCGCGCTGTAGGGAACAAGCGCAGTACGGCTAATCTGAGGCATAGCATTTTCCATGGTCACACAACAGACAAATAATAACATTTATCACCTGTTAAAAAAACGCTAAGCCTTATCTCGTGCTAATATAGCGCGTTAGACCTCACAGGACGCAATGAGGTGACTTTTTAAAATCAGATTACCGACGGCTTTACGACACTTATGACGAAGAAAAAAGCACATAAACCTGGTTCGGCGACCATTGCGCTTAACAAGCGTGCTCGCCACGAGTATTTCATCGAAGAAGAATTCGAGGCCGGCCTTGCGTTGCAGGGCTGGGAAGTAAAATCGCTGCGTGCCGGGAAAGCCAATATCGGCGACAGCTACGTGATCCTGAAAGACGGTGAGGCCTTCCTGTTCGGCGCGAACTTTACGCCGCTGACCGTCGCCTCTTCACATTACGTTTGCGATCCTACCCGCACCCGTAAGCTGCTGCTGAACAAGCGCGAACTGGAATCCCTCTACGGACGCATCAACCGTGAAGGCTTCACAGTGGTGGCACTCTCTTTGTACTGGAAAAACGCCTGGTGCAAAGTGAAAATCGGCGTGGCGAAAGGTAAGAAACAACACGACAAGCGTACTGACCTGAAAGCACGCGAGTGGCAGCTCGACAAAGCACGTATCATGAAAAACGCAGGACGTTGATTCTGCGCGCTTATTGTACTATTCAATAAGTTAGCGTTTCGGGCTGGTGTCGAGGAAGTAAAATCTGGTATACTGAGTTCAACACTATTGGGGCTGATTCTGGATTCGACGGGATTTGCGAAACCCAAGGTGCATGCCGAGGGGCGGTTTGCCTCGTTAAAAGCCGCAAAAAAATAGTCGCAAACGACGAAAACTACGCTTTAGCAGCTTAATAACCTGCTAAGAGCCCTCTCTCCCTAGCTTCCGCTCTTAAGACGGGGATCAAAGAGAGGTCAAACCCAAAAGAGATCGCGTGGAAACCCTGCCTGGGGTTGAAGCGTTAAAACTAATCAGGCTAGTTCGTTAGTGGCGTGTCTGTCCGCAGCTGGCGTGCGAATGTAAAGACAAACTAAGCATGTAGTACCGAGGATGTAGAAATTTCGGACGCGGGTTCAACTCCCGCCAGCTCCACCAAATAAAACAAGGGGTTACGTGAAAACGTAGCCCCTTTTTCTATTCCAATGGCGGCAAAATGGCGACAGGCTTTTGGACTGGCGACAAAAAAACACCCGCTTTGAAAGCGGGTTCATTTTAAAAATTCATGTGCCCTTGCCCATCTTTTCCCGGATGTGGGGGTGCAGAAGAAATCACATTAGGCTTAATGATATGCCTAACAAATGTTTCATGCGTGACAAAAGTACAACCGCAGTTGATATTTTGGCACTGGTTGTAACGTTCTTTGGTTGTTGCTGACACCTGAAAACTGCTTCTTGTATGCGCTGCCTGGCCGCACTCTGGACAATTCATCATTCCGGTTATCCCACCACTTTTGCCAAAATCACAATAATGATACATCATTATTCAATTTTGAGAACCCATTACTCCATTTCGAGATCATCGATCTTAACTTCAAGCTCCAGAGTCGTAGTAAAACCATTATCTGCACTGACACTATGCGTCAGCGTGGTAATGGTCCATTCGGCATCATCAATGGGCTCTTTAAAGCCACTCACCTTCACCGGCATTTCGGTATACAGATCAGCCCTTCCCTCTGCGAGATGCAGGGAGAATGTTGCAACCCCGCGCTGCAGGCGCTCCCACTGCATCTTTGCCGCTCGCTCTGCGTTGCTGCGGTTTGCATAAGTTCTGTTGAGTACCAGCACGTTTTCATCCGTTCCAACCAGGTAATCTCCCTGTTTTGCTTCCGGCTCCTTTGCCGCGGTGGTTTTCTTTCGACGGCGCTTAACCTTTGCTGTCTCTTTTTTCTTTGGCTCACGGGTATGGAGCCAGCTGGCAATCACCCCCGTATAGGCATCGCGATCTGCCAGGGTAAAACGATGTCCGTCACCGGCCTGGCGGGTTATGGTGATAACCGGCAGCGGCTTACCGCTTGCCGTTCTGCCCTGCCCCTGGCGGATAAACAAAAGATTTCCGTCCTTGACTGAGGCTATCGCCCCATACTGTCGCGCCAGCTTCATCAGGAAGCTCGCATCGCTCTCGTTGGTCTGGTCAAGATGATCCACAGGCTTGTCCATCAGGTCCTGCCCCAGCGCCATTTTTAATTTATGCCTGGCGGCGATTTCCTTCACGACTTCGCCCACAGTTGTCTGATGCCAGGACTTTTCACGCCGCGTGTTCAGGGTTTCACGGAAATCTGCACTACGCGCGCGAATTGTGAGACGGTCAGGCGCGCCGCTGTGCTCAATCTCATCGACAGTAAAGGCCCCTTTCGGAAAAAGCGGCTGACCTTTCCACCCCAGCGCAAACTGAATAATGGCCCCCCGACGCGGCAGAACGATCTGACCGTCCGAGTCGTCCAGTTCCAGATCAAGCTGGTCCGCTTCAAAGCCCCGGTTATCCGTCAGCGTCAGACTCACCAGGCGCGCATCCAGCACGGTAGTCACATCTTTACCTTCAATGATGATACTGAAACCGGGAGTTTTGCTGTTCAGGTTCAGGAGATCAGAGCTGAAATTCACTGCAGTAACCCTCCAACCGTATTTTTCATATTGCCTATCGCAGCGGTGGCGGAGTCCTGCAAATTACTGAGCTGATCGCTGAGGCTGCCAAACATATCAGACAGCGATTCATCCACCCGTTTCAGGCTCAGCGAAAATTCGATGCGCCGGGGCATACCGCTCTCAAAAAATTCTGTTTTTGTCTGGCTCAGACTCTCGATCACAAACATGCCGTAAATCGTCCCGCTCCCCTCAATCAAAGGCCAGGCTTTCCCCAGCTCCGCCATCTGCTCCAGCGCCAGCAAAGACAGCCTGCCGCCGGTTATCTCCGGCAGCAGGACGCCGGACAGAGTAAGCGAATCGTTATCCGGCCCAAGAAACTGCGTTGACGGGCGCCGGTTAACCCGGCTGTTTGCTGCGTGCCGCCAGCTGCGCTGATACTGCAGCTCCTGATAGGGCACGGTTCGCAGCATGAATACGTACAACCCCAGCACCATCATCATTATTAGTAACCCCCTCGATCACTGAAATTACTGCGTGTTTTTGCCTTGGCCCTGCGCTCTCGCTCATCAAGCTGCCGGGCCACCTCGCGGGCGATATCCTGTGCGCTTTGCCCTGGCTGGGCGACAATATGAATTGGCGCGCTTATCTCGTACTTAATTACCTGCGGCTGTCTCTCTGTCTTTGCCGACGGTGCCGGTTGCGTCCTGACAGGTACACTGTACGGATGAAGTGGTGCGGCTTCTGCCGGGGCAGCCGCCAGGCCCATTACCCCAGCGACGACGGAAGCGAACCTCTTCTGGCGTATAGCCACCGGGTCAGCCCTCTTATCCGTGATTTCCGTAATGGCCGGTGCAGGCATGAAAGCTGCAGCGATATCAGCCAGCTCCGCAGCACGATCCCGACCTGGAAGTTTTACCGGGGCGTTAACGATCTCAGGAGGCAGTATTAACCTGCTTTCAGGCCGTTGCTCCGGGCTGGCTGTCACATCACGAACGGGGCCTACTGTTGCCGCCAGTTTCACCAGTTCAGTAGTGCGATTGATTACCGGAAGATTTGCCGGACCATTCACACTATCAGGCGGCAGAACTATCCCGCGTTCAGGACGTTGTTTAGCGCTGGCCGGTTCCGTCCGGGAAGGATTGAGCGTTGCCGCCACCCTCGCCAGATCAGCAGTCCGTTTCCTGCCGGTGACATTGGCGGGTCCGTTAACAATCTCAGGGCCATTCTCGCCCACGATGCCGAACTGGCCGCGCGGAATGGTACCGCCGCTGTCGTACATGCCCGCAAAACCCATCGTCGGGAATCCGCCAGGCGGCAGCACCACTTTACCGTCTGTGTTTACCGTGGCTGGCTGCTGCCGCGTGACCTGCTCAGGAAGCTTCGCTTTGGCCGCCTCCTTGCTGACAATGCCGAGTTTTTCAAGCAGCCAGGACACGCCCGATTTAAGCGAATCCAGCGGGTGCATGACCATGTTCAGCCCTGCCGCCAGCGCCTCCCCAAACTGCCGCCCCATCGACGCCGCGTTTTGCAGTTCTGCAGAGGTGGATTTAACCGGCGTAAGCAGATCAGTAAACCAGCCCCACAACGCCTGGACCTTGTCACCTATCCACTGGAAAACAGGCTGCAGTGGCTCAAACGCCGCACTGATAGGCGCAGCTGCAGCTTTGAATCCTTCAACCACTCCGCCTAAAAATGCGCTTATCGGCTGCCAGTATTTCCAGACAACCAGCGCCACGCCAGCCAGGGCCGCCACGACTAGCCCTATCGGACTAAGCAGGGCGCCCAGCAATCCAGAAATCACGTACAGCGCGACGCGAAGGAGGGCCAGCGGGCCGGACGCCAGAAAACGCACCACGCCACCGGCTGCGGATAATCCCCCGCGCAACGCGGTCAGCGGATTCATTACCATGCCGATAATGTTGCGAATACCAGACATTCCGCTGCGAAGAACAGCAAGCGGTGCACCGGCCAGCGCTTTCAGCGCATTGCCAGCCATCCCGGCAGAACGTCGCAGGGAGTTAAGGGGAGTCGTCAGCAATCCGGTGCTGCTACCGGATGCCGCCATGCCACGGCGCAACAGGGAAAGCGGCGCATTTGCCAGCCAGGACAGCGCACCGCCGGTGCGGGTCACTGCAGACATAACGGAGGGGAGTGTTTTTACACCCAGCACGGACAGGCCAAAACGGATCACCGCCAGCGGCCCCAGCACGGCAGCCACGGCCACCGCCAGCGTGCCGAGCACAACGGTGATCGCAGCAGTGGCAGCCGCCACTTTCATCAGCGTGCCCGCCAGCTGCGGGTTAGCCTCAACCCATCGACGCAGTGCCCCGGTAACGCTTTTGACGTACCCCATGATATCCATCAGCGGCTGGCGCAGGGTTTCACCCAAGCTACTGAAAGCGTTCTGCGCGCCCGTTTTAACAAGCAACCACTGCGCGGAAAGTGAATCCTTATTGATATCGGATTCTTTCTGCATGGAACCGTTAGCCTCAGTGCCTGAGGTAAGTTTCAGCTGTCGCTGCAGCTCCGGCAGGTTGTTTGCAAGCTTCGCCGCATCGTCGCCAAACTCCTTTCCAAATATCATCGTCATGGCGGACAGGCGCTTGTCCTGCGGCAGTTTGTTGACCTTCTCCAGCACGCGCTGAATGGTCCCCATTGCGTCCTTTGTCATCTGCTTTTCAATCTCTTCTGGATTGAGTTTCAGCAGATCCATACCTTCCATGAACCGCTTGCTCTGCATGGTTGCAATCGACAGTTCGCGCACCATCGCATTTGATGCGCTGGCGGCAATTTCAGGCGCGGCGCCCAGAGACAGGAAGGTGGAACCCAGCGCGGCCGCCTTGCGGAAATCAAGCCGGTCAGCCACGCCGCCCATGCGCTGCAGCACATTGATGATATCGCCGCCCTTAGACATGGCGTTATCGTCCAGGTAGTTCAGGGCATCGCCAAGCTGTTCAATATTTCGGGTCGGCACTTTATACAGCTGCGCGATTTTCCCCAGCCCCTCCGCCAGCTCATCAGCGGGCAGCTCGAATGCCGTTGCAGCCTTTGCTGCAGTGGATGCAAAGGCCAGCAGGTCACGCTTCTGGTCTTCGTAAGAATCGTTCTGGTTTGTCACGCCCATGCGGGCGCCACCTTCAACCAGCGCGGCATAGTCAATAGCGCCATTCTCCATCGGCAGCTGTTCACTGGCGGCTTTGATGGCATCCTGCATATCGTAAAACTGTTTTGTGCGGTTGCCGTTGTCGTCCCGCAGCCCGTTAACTTGCTTTGCCACGCCTTTCATCGCATCTTCCATGCTGGCATAGCTTTTAACGGCAGCCATCACCGGCGCGCCCATCGCCAGCCCGGCGGCAGTAGTCGTTGCTCCGGCGCCCGCAATACGATCCCGCACCTCAAGGCGGCGCGAATACTGATCGCGGACGGCGTTCATACGGGCCTGCTGCTCGCCCAGGCGTTTAAGGGATTTCTGCTGTCGGTCCAGCGCCTGCCGGGTTTCGTCGGCATTCTGCCGCAGCTCACGCTGCGCACTGCTCAGCTTTTTGGTGTCCAGCCCGGCCTCATTGAGCGCAAGACGCTGACGCTGCACCGACTGACGCAGGCCGTTGTATTTGCTCTGCAGCTCGTTAACGCGGTTTTTTGCCTGCTCAAGCAGACGAGCCTGCGCCGCCGTCGGGCGGTTAGTTGCCGAGAACTGCGTGGCAAGCTTCGCCGCTTCTTCGCGTGCGGCTTTAAGACTGTTGCCGGTGACGGCGAGCTGCGCGCTTGCCTTGCGGAAACCGTCAATACGGCCCGCCTGGGCGTTCAGTTCTTTTAATCTTGCGCGGCTTTGCTGAATGGCGGTAGCCAGCTCTTTGGAGCTGGCCTGCGCTGATCGGAATGGGCGGGTGAGCTTATCAACCGCATTTAGAATTACCTGCAAACGCAGGTTAGTGTCACTCATCGCTGGCCCCGCTTCTCTGAATCGCTTTATGCCGCCACTCCAGCACTTCGGTCAGCGGCATAACGTCAGTGACGGACGGCGGCCAGTGAAAAATGGTGGCGATATCAGCCACCAGGTCTTCTACCGTCAGGCTGTCGGCAAACCGGCAAGCACCGATTTCTTCAACAAAAAAGTGACCACCTCAACCGACAGCGCGGTGAGATCGGCGGGGTCCATTTCAGCCATTTCCTGAGCGGTCAGCGCGGGCGTGGAGATGCGGGGAATAATCGTCATCATCGCGCCGACGTCCATATCCATGATCGCCTGCAGACGGGTGCCACGCAGCGCGCCGGACTGCGGCTTGCGCAGCACAATTTCGGCAATTTCGGTTTTACCGCGTTTGATTGGGGTGTCCAGCTGTACGGTTTTTTCAGTCTGTTGTTCGCTCATTGTCATTTCCTGTTAATAAGGTACTGGCGCGGCTGCCCGCGCCTTTAAAGTAGATCAGAGGCCCAGGGCGTTGCGGTGTTCTTCCATCAGGTCCACGCCATCAACGATTTCAATCATGTTGATCACATCAACCTCATAGAGCACCTCGCCGTTAATGGTCAGCTTCGCGTAGCTGTTGGTGCTGCTGACTTTTGTGGTGTTGCTCTCCCCGGTTTTCCATTCGCCGGAATCGACTTCTTTATGTCGCCCGCGCACAACCAGCTCAACGGCCTGCACTTCGCCGGTATCGTCACGCTGAATGGAGCCGGTGAAACGCAGCTGGATACCGTCAACTGTGGCTTTACCCATCTGTTTGAATAACAGCAGTTCGGTGCCACCGATTGAAAATTCCGTGTCCAGCGCGCCATCATCCAGCCCCAGATCAACATCAGCCGAACCGGGCATACCGCCGCCGCGATACTTTTCAAACTTGCGGCCGAATTTAGGCAGGGTCAGAGACTCAACGATCCCCTGATAGTTGTTCCCGTCGTTAAACAGGTTCAGGTGTTTTAACTTGCGTGGTAAAGCCATATTGTCCCCTTACGCGCTGACCTGGCTGGAGAAATCCAGCAGATACTGATCGGTGATGCGCTGGCGCAGCATCAGGTTTTCCAGAGGCGGTACCGGCGTATAGTCGTAATCGATAGTGAGTTTCCCGGCTTTCAGGGAATCTTTATCGTTTACGGACTCATCCAGCCAGCAGTCGGCGCCGATGATGTAGCCCTGCGTTTTCAGGTTGCGCAGTTTGGCGCGAATACCTTCGATAATGTCGCGGGCCAGTGACGGGTTAAGCACGCCATCCACCGCCCACATGTGCGCTTCGGCGATGGTGTCAGCCAGAACCTGCGCGGTGCGGGTATAGTTTTCAAAGGCAAACAGAGGATCGTCACTGAGGCAGCGGGAGCCCCAGAAGCGGAAACCGTCTTTGCGGATCAGCGTGGTGACATCGTTCTGGTTCAGCAGCCCCGCATCGGTTGCCGGGTCCTGCAAATCCCAGAACACATCGGCAGAAATGCCGGTGACGCCATTCACGCCCACGTTGGACAGGGATTTGTGCCAGCCGGTCTGCTCGTCAATTTTGGCACGCAGGCCAAGCGCACGGGCTGAGGCGTAAGCCGTTGCGTCTGCATTCAGCACGGTGTCAAAACTGATGAAATCAGGCCAGATCAGCATCCCCTCGCGCTGGCTGAAATTAGCGCGGTAGGCAATGGCCTCCTCTACCGTTTTGCAGCCGTAGGCTGACAGATAGGCGAACCCACGCAGACTCTGCGCCACGCTCAGCAGCTCAGTGGCAACTGCCTGCGTGTCGTGCCCCGGCACGCCAAGAATGCGCGGCTTAACGCCGAGCTGGGACTGCGCAGATAACAGCGCTTTCATCCCCGTTTTTTTACCGTCGGCTGTCACGCCGCCGATAATGTTGGAAGTTGTTTCCGCTTCGGTTTCACCCTGTGCAACGCGCACAACGACGGTCACGGGTTTAGCCTGGTCGGCAATTGCATCCAGCGAGCGGGCCAGCGTGCCGGACTCGCCTGCTTTACCGCTGGCGGTCAGCACGTCGGTAAGCAGGACCGGTTTATTGAGGGGGAACACGGACGCATCTGCATCATCGCCGGTACAGACCATACCGACAATTGCCGTGCTTACTGTTGAAATAGGGCGGGTGCCATCGTTGACCTCAACGACACGCACACCGTGGTGATAATCCTGAGCCATACGGCGAACCCTCCGGTGTTTAGGTTTCGCCCTATGGTGAAGTGAATCAACTTTGTAGACAGCTTCGCTGCATTGTCCTGTTATCCATACAATGCCGCAGGGAATTTCCGGTAGAGTGTAGACATACCCACATCAAAAATTAATGCGACACGTTGCCGCGACTCTCCTGCTTCCAGCAGTCTCCCCGCCTGCTCCCATTGTTCCGCTGTGAGTTTTGGTCGCCTGCCGCCGATACGCCCTTGCTGCCTGGCCGCTGCTAATCCGGCTCGGGTGCGCTCAACGATTAGCTCACGTTCCATTTCAGCAAGGGCTCCCATAACATGGAAAAAGAAACGCCCCATAGGAGTCGATGTGTCAATGCTATCGGTCAGGCTGCGGAAATTTATCCCTCTCCCGCGCAGGTCTTCGATTAGCGTAACAAGATGTCGCATGCTCCTGCCTAATCTGTCTAGCTTCCAGACTACCAGCGTGTCACCTTCTGAGAGTGTGCGCAGGACCTTTTTTAGCCCTGGCCGACCTGAGGTTTTTCCGCTCATTTTGTCCTCAAATATCAGCTCACATCCTGCGCACTCAAGCGCATTTCGTTGTAAAGCTGTGTTTTGGTCATTTGTTGATACCCTCACGTAACCGATTTGCATGATTTTTCGCTCATAAAAAAGTGGTGAATGATGCCACCATTTTATCGAGCATGGTCATTTCTGACTGTACTGCAGAGAATGGCCAACACGGACAATCATGACCGTGGTGGATAAAAAACCTTCGTTTGGGAGAAGCGGCAAAACTCGCCGCAGCGAGCGGCGTTTTGTCTAATAGCGGCTGGACGAAATTCCCATTAATCGGCGGCATTACGTTAATGGTGCAGTGGGGACGATGGGAGGGCGGTGTAACAAGCACTACGTATAAGTGTGATATAACTTTTCCCGTGGCGTTTCCTGCGGCCTGCTTCGGCGTATATTCAAGCGCAGGCGTGAGGGCATCCGATTATGATTATGTGCCAATTTATAGAACTTTAAGGCAAGCTGTTTCAATCGGCTACCCAACGAAAACGGGTGTTCACGCTCAGTTCTTCCTTGACGATACTCTGCCTGGTAATTCCCGTATGTTTACGTGGTTTGCAATAGGGTTTTAATTTAATCCTGGATCTAACCCGACTGTATAAAAATAAAGCCCTTACGGGCTTTATTTCACTCAGGCCAATTTTTTACTACGTAACCGTTGTTTACTGCCTCAATGAGAATCCATTGAGGTATCGCAGGCAACGCTATGTCAGGCCATCCCTCACTCTCAGGCCAAACTTTAAACTTTTGCCTTACATCCAAAAGTTCCGCTTGCTGCTCAGAGGTCAATAAAACATTGTTGATAGTGTAATCAGAAACAAGCATTCGATCTGTACTGACGATGAATTCATCGCGCAAAGCACGGGCGCGTGCCTGGATTTGTTCCGGGCTTTCTTCCACAATGGGAATATCAATCCAGATCGGAAAACCATCAGATCCAATGCCACGCAATTTCCCTTCTGGTGGCGTCGCGGAAAATTCGCTAAAAACACTATCCTCCACTTCGATTAAATCATTAGGAAGACTACCTGCATTTACATAAGACTCCTTTAAAGCTACGGGGTAAAAAGCATTATTTGCAGGGCTAAACCAATAGTTCATAACGCACTCCTTAGTTTGAGACTCAGATCGTAAGTGCGGTTTCGTAAAATAATTATCTAGCTACTTTGTGTGAGTAATAACACAATACTTTGAGGTCAGTAGCCGACAGCGAACCAGTAAACGCTACGCTCAAAAGGTTGCTGGACGCCGTTCACTGTTCTGGCGCACAAGGCAAACGCACTGGTTTTATCCCTGATAAATCCATTAGTCATAGTTACCATGCTCACATCAGCGGAATCAGTTGTGTGGGCCATAGCGACCAGGCATAAACCACCTACGGGAAATGCGATTGGGAATTTAAAAGAATAATTACTCGCACCGGTTAAAAGCCCCCACTGCAACAGCATTTTTTTGCCTCCAGAAACGGGAATATATAGCCAGCCATTAGCACCGATCTGTGCAGTGACCGCCTCCATTTTTGCCGCTTCTCCCAAACGAAGGTATTCGATAATCCCATCCGCTGTCTTTCCAGACAAAGTTGTCAGCGTGCTATCCAGCGGCTGCTTGCCTGCCAGTGCATTTGTCATAGTGGTTGCAAAGTTAGGATCGTTTCCTAACGCCGCCGCCAGCTCGTTCAGGGTATCAAGCGCCGCAGGTGATGAGCCAACAAGCGCAGCCAGAGCTGATTTTACGAAAGCAGTAGTGGCAATTTGCGTATTGTTTACAGTCTGCGCAGCCGTGGGAGCCGTCGGTGTTCCGGTCAGGACCGGGCTTGCCAGTGGGGCTTTGAGCGCAAGCGCGTTAGTAATGGTGGTGCTGAAATTAGGATCGTTGTTGATAGCCGCAGCAATTTCTTTCAGCGTGTCCAGCGTAGCCGGGGCACCATTTACCAGGGCGATCAGAGCCGCCTGCACAAACGCAGTTGTGGCAAGCTGAGTGGTATTGTTACCTGCAGCTGCAGTCGGGGCTTTTGGGGTGCCGGTAAACGTCGGGCTGGCTTTTGGCGCATACTGCGTATGCGGATCAGCTGCAGCAAGATGCGCCGCCATCAGCTCATCTACATACACCTTCATTTCCAGCACCTTGTCATCCACATATTTTCGGGTAGCCAGCACTACGGACGGATCAATTTTCAGCGTAATGTTATCAGTGCTGCTGGTAATCAGAACCATGCGCACTGTCTGCGTGCGTCCGCTTCCCTCTGCCAGCTGCGGCTTGTAGCTCTCCGGGCAGTTCCCCACTGCGATCAGCGCGCCCGTTTCATCGAACAGCCCAACTTCACGAATCCACCAACCGCCCTCAGTTTCAGGAATCACCTGCTCAGCAATAATCTGGCTGCTGTTCTGCGGATCGATGTAAAGCATGTTCAGGTCAGCGCGCCGCTTTTCGGAAACCAGCTTCGTCTGTTGTGCGCTGGGAGTTGGAAGCACGCCGCCGCCATCCCCCACCGCCATCTGGGTAATTTTCAGCGGCACACCGAGCGCGGCAGCGCTTGCCAGTTTTGCCGCGCCAATATCCGTCAGCAGGGTATAAAATTTTGCGCTCATGGGTTCACTCTCATTGTGTCGATAACATGGACGGCGCCGCCCTCGTAGGCAGTGCCACCGGAAATGATGGTTTCGTTGATATACGGGTAAATCGTGATTTCTTCGCCGGTGTAAGTGGCAGCTCCCACAAAATATGGCCCGCTCGTCTGCAGATTTATGGACATGCCGATCAGATGCCGTCTGCAGGGTTTGGCGTCACCAATCAGGCGCTCCAACTCCAGATAGGTTTCCTCTGTTATGCCCTGGTCCTGCACCCCAATATCCAGGCGAAACGTGCCCGGCGCCTCGCCGGTCTGCCACCATTCAATGATGCGGATCAGAAAGCCGAACGGCTCCACCACACGCCGCACAGCACTGGTTGTGCCCTTGTGCTGATGGATATAGAAAGCATCCTGCACCACACGGCGCTTCACGCTCTCCGCCCATCCTTCGTCCCAGCGATCAACCGAAAAGGCCCACGCCAGATACGGCAGAAACTTGACCGGGCATGTTGCCGGATTCCATAAATCCCGCAGCGGCACCTGCAGATCGGAAATTCCGCTGCAGGTCTGAGCAAGTCGGCGCTCAAGCGGCGATGAGCCAGGAGGAAGCAGACTATTCATCCGTTCCCCCGTTGGTTACGCTCCATTCCGTACATGAAGCGGCTTGTGTCTTATCCAGCACCACATCAGCGAGCGGCGAGGCCAGCTCAACACGCTGCACACCTTCAACATGCAGTGCGGCATAAATAGCACTGCGGCGAATATCACGCCCCAGCCTCGTCTGGCTGGCGATATATTTCTGCAGGCTGGCTTTTGCCGCCTCCATCACCGGCTCAGCTTCTGGCCCTGGGTAAAGAAAAATCGTCGCATCCACTCTGTACGGAATAATTTCAGCGCTGCGCACCGTCAGACGGTCAGCAACCGGCCGCACGTTCTCACTGTTAAGCGCCTGTTCAACCACTGCCAGCAGATCCGCCGCTGCCGTTCCGTCGCCCTCACGGCTCAGCACGGTAAGCACCACCTCCGCCGGTGCCGGGCTGGTTGCGCTGGCGTCAGCCACTCGCCCGTCAGCGCTTTTAGCGTGAAACTCGTAGGCCGCCGTCGGCCCCGCAACGGACAGCCCCTCAAATGCAGCAGGAACACGCAGGCGCAGCGCCTCATCACTTTCCATTACCGCTGCGACCGGCGGCACCGCGTCGTTATCCGCAGGTGTAACCGTCAGCCGCTTCACGTTGTAGTTGGCCGCCATCTGATCGAGGTCGCCGCCAATGGCATAAGCCACCATGACCGCCTGCGCGGCCTCGTTAATGCGCTGACGCAGGAGGATTTCACGATACGCATTTTCCTGCAGGAGCTTGGTCACGGGTTCAGACTCCAGCTCAAGCGTGCGCCTTACTGCTTCCTGCTCGTCTGCCGGATAAAGGGCCATAAACGCGGCTTTCCGTTCGTTTAGCAGCGTTTCAAAATCCGGCACATCCACTATCTGCGGGGCGGGCAGCTGGGAAAGGTCAATGACTGCCATTGTCTGCTCCTGTTGATACCGAAAGTGAAACCGGCGCGCCGTTATCACGCTGCCCGGTAAGCTCAACCACCATCGAACCATCAAAACTGCTGTCTATGGTGATGGAATCCAGGGTAAGCCGTGGCTCCCAGCGACTCAGAGCCACATAGACCGCAGACATTACCTGCAGGCGCAGCGCCGGGTTCTGCGGCTGGTCTATCAGTTCAGACAGAAGCGAGCCGTATTCCCTCCGGGCAATGCGGCTCCCCTGCGGGGTCAGCAGAATATCCCGGACCGACTGGCGCAGGTGGTCCGTGTCGGTAATGGCCCTGCCGTTGCCCTGACTCATGCCGATATACAGCGTCATACCGGGCCTCCCGATGTATCACCGCCGGACTTAACGCCGGTATGACCGTGTTTATCGACTACGATCCCGTTAGAACTCATGGCGCCGCCACCCTGGGTGACGCCACCATTGATCACCACCTCGCTGTTTATGCGCGTGTTGCTTGCTTCCACCACAAATTCCCCCGTTTTCAGGGTTATGTTATCTGCAGCCTCGATCACCATGGATTTGATGCCCCGCACATGCCAGCGGCCGGTCGCAGGTTCATATTCAAACCAGCCACCGTCCGGGTATTCCGTTACGCAGCCGTCCACTGAGTCCGAAGGCGGCGCGAACTGGTTGGAATAGATCGCAGGTAAGGCAAAAGCGGTTTCCAGATTGCCACCCATACTCAGCACCACCACCTGCTCATCCAGCGACGGGCACCACCATGTACGGGCACCGCCTGCGCGCAGTGTCAGCCAGTTAATCCAGTTGGTTTCAAGCTCGCCCACTTTCACCCGGCACAGCCAGTTTTCCCGGTCCACTTCGGTTACGGTGCCGGTGCGGATCAGGTTGGTGATAAGGCGCATGATTTCTGTGAGTTGTGCGTTCATACGAATGTTTTAACTTGATCGTGTAAGTTAGAACACATTTCAAAAATGTACTGTTGACTAAACAATCAGGAGAGATAAATATTAAGATTCTTTTTACATACAGCAGAACAAGGACATAGGATGAAAGACATAGAGGAAATCAAGAAAGTTATAGAACAGGAAGAGAACTTCATCGATGACTCTGATGATGATTACGAGGAAGAGTATACTAGATACGATATTACCAGCTATGGTGTTGATTTTGATGTTGAAGGCTTAGTCAGAAGACTAAAACGAGACGAAATTTTCATTCCACCTTTCCAACGTGATTATGTATGGAAAATGCCAGAAGCCTCTAGGTTTATTGAATCTCTGTTGCTAGGCCTACCAGTCCCTGGAATTTTCCTTGCTCAAGAACCTAATACAGGAAAAATGTTAGTAATAGATGGACAGCAACGATTACTTTCGCTGTTATACTATTACCTTGGTGAGTTTAAGCCGCAAGAAAGTCAGAAAACAAAAAGAATCTTTAGACTTTCAAAAGTCAAAAAACAATTTGACGGCGTTACTTATGACGAACTTGAATCCCGCGATCGAATTAACCTCGATAACTCAGTCATACATGCAACAGTCGTAAAACAAGAGACTCCCGCTGAAGACGACACAAGTATTTATCATATATTCGAAAGGCTGAATAGCGGCGGTAGAAAATTAACACCACAAGAAATAAGGGTAGCCGTATATCATGGCGAACTTATCGAATTGGCTAAGAAGTTAAATGAACTACCTGAATGGCGTGAAATTTTCGGCCCTAAAAATGACAGAATGAAAGATGTCGAATTAATAATTAGATTCTGGGCAATGAAAGAACGTTTCAACCATTATAATAAGCCGATGATAGATTTCATCAATAAATTCTGCTATAAAAATAGAGAGTGCAAAGAAAAATGCGGTTACTATGAAGAAATATTCACATTAACCATTCAAGCATTCCATAGCGCCATTGATGAAAAATTATTTAGACCAATTAGAGCCTTAAATGTCGCCCTATATGAAGCATGTATGGTTGGGCTTGCAACGCGATTTGACAATGGTTACCCAGTCGATGACGAAATAGTGCAAAGAGGTTATGAAAACTTGCTGAGTAATCAGGAGTTTCAGGACTTAACATCACAATCCACGTCTGACGTAAAAAATGTTAAACGTAGGATGGAGTTAGCTATTGAAGAGTTTTCAAGGGTCTAACAATGAAAAACCATCAGTTAAATAAGCAATACAAGCAGATAATTGATTTAATTGATAACACCAGAGAATCCTGCGGCGACAACCTCGAACTGCAAGGCCATTGGGGTAAATATACTTGCGTTTTAGCGTCAGGTTTTTTAGAAAATGCAATTTCTGAAGTTTTCAGTGAATTTGTAACTGACGGCGCTGCCCCCGCCATATCAAGTTACACATTAAAAACATTATCAAAGATTCAAAACCCAAAAACCATCAAATTTGTAGAAACTGCCAGTCACTTTAAAAAAGAGTGGGGAGACAGTCTTACAAAGTTTTTAGAGGAAGATATATCCCGCAAAGAGGCAATTGATTCCATAATGACCAATAGACACTTAGTTGCTCATGGAAAAAACACCAACATCTCAATAGTAAAAGTCAAAGAATACCTTGAAAAATCAATCGAAGTCATCACCTTCCTTGAGAGCAAGTGCAATACAAAAGTTGTAAAATGATATTAATGCCTAGGACACTCCTAGGCATTAGGATTAACTAGAAATAACAAATTCACCAGTAAATCCTCAACATCACTATTAATACCTAGCAATTTACGCGGGCTATATTTAATTTGTTTTTTGCTATTATTTATTTTTTCACGTAACCCGTAATGATGCACCCGCGCAATCCGCTGCACCCCATTTGCAAACTGCACGCTGGCTGAATCCGCGCTGGCTACAGTTTTCAGGTATTTAGTGGTGCGCAATTTGGCAAACATCTGGCGCTTGATGCGCCCATTTTTACTTCTGGCCGTCACCCGACGCGGCTCAAAGGCGGTGCCGTCTGGATTGCGCTGCAGCCTGATGTTTTGCTGTTGCGACCGGCGCAGCTCTTGCGCCAGTTGTCGCATCATACGGTTGCGGGCTGCCGGTTCCAGATTCGCCAGCAGGGCCGACAGCCAGTCATCTACCCTCTGCAGATCATCCACGTTTCACCGTCCACATTTCTTCGGGTACGTCGGGTTCCGGCACCGCTTCAACGCTCGATACGGTGCCGTCTGTGCTTACAAACACACGCTCCGTGAGCTGCAGATTGAGGCTGAGATCACACAGATCGTTGCTCAGGATATCAACGTCAAAGGTAAAAAGTTTTTCGCGCAGCTCCGGGTTGCTGATGGCGTCCGGTTGATTGGTCATTAACCAGAGCAGCACGGGCGCCATCACTAAATTCTGGTTGCCGCTAAAATCTTCAATCACCACGTTCAGGGTGTAGCGGTATTCCCATGATATTGAACGGGCGCCGGTAGCAACCAGCGAACCGTTATCAACAAAAAGGTGCATTTTGTCCGGGTTGTCACGGACATACGCCACCGATTTATTCAGGGCGTTGCGTAAGGACTGCGGCTTGTTCACTGTCTCGCTCCTGACACGCAATGATCGTGTCCACTTTGTCGGCACATGCCGCCCAGGCGGCCTCAGTCTCATCCAGCACCTGATTCAGATCCCCATTACTGCGAGGCGCTGAACTGTCCAGGCGGCACTGTGTCACTTTTGGACAACCACTCACGGTAAGCTGCACCTCCGGCGAGGGCCGGGCGGTCCCGCAGCCGGATAATGTCAGCAGGCAAAGGAGTGTCAGCCCAGCGGCGTAAATCCTCGTTTTCACGTTTTAGCTCCTCGATCCGGCGCTGGCGACTCCGCAACAGCGCGGAAGTCTCCTCCGCTGCAGCATAAAGTTGCATCTGCGCCCGGCTGTTGGTTTCGGTAAGAATGGACAGGCTGATGAGCTGGCTGTTTTTCTTCGCCAGCTCCTGCTTGTTCGTTTTAAGCGCCTCTGCCTGCGTCCCGATGGTGTGACCGGCATTGTTAAGCCGCCATGACTGCCAGCCCAACAGTGCCAGCACCAGAGCAAGGATCACCGCCAACGCGCGCGTCATGCCCCTGCCCCTTTAAGACACCAGGCAAGCTCACGGGCGCGCCGGTTTTCCAGCCCTTTATTCCGTTGACCATTTACATAAACCCAGCGGGGGAGCTGGTTGCACGCCTGCCACCATTGTTGGCGATTGATGTAAGAAACCATTGTTGACCGGCAGATTGCCCCCGTTCCGACATTAAAGCCGATACTGATCAGGGCATCGTAAACATGCTGAGGTGGCTTAACCTGCAGGCAGGCTTCAATCCTTTTTTCCGTCAGCAACACGTTATTAATCAGCCCCTGCGCGGCCTGTCGCTCCGTTATGGTTTTGCCCGGCACTACCCCGGACGTATTGCCGATCCCGTCAGTCCAGACCCCGGCGCTGCACTGGTATGGCAGCAGGCGGCACCCTTCGAAATCAGCAATCAGTTTCAGCCCCTCGACGGAGGTATGAAGCGACTGAAAACCCGGCAGCGTGACGGCAATCGCCAGCACCGCGCCGACCAGGCAACGCTTAACGATTGAAGGACTCATATTCCCCCCTGGATATTCTGCCGTCCCGCAGCAGCTGGTAGGCTTTCCAGCGTAAATAACAGGTCACCGCTGCAGTAATAATCCCCAGCGCAAGACCGGTAATGGTCGATACATCTTTAAGAGACAAATCGCCGAGCCATGCCAGAAGCAGGGCAACGCAGTAAGTGATAAAGGCGCTGAGTCGTTCAAGCGTCATAGTTCAGTCCCATAACTGGACAGTCTGCGCAGTGGTTGACGCCGTGATATCCGGCAGCTCCACCTGCAGCCCGTGCGGTAAAAAGGGGCCATATTCAGCCAGCCCCGGATTCGCCTGCAGCACCTGTTCAGTGCCCCCCTGCGTGCGCCCGTAATGGCGCCAGCAGAGTGCGTCCACCGTGTCATACTGATGCGCACGCACTTTCATCAGATAAGCTCCACCGTGCAGTGCGGTGCATCCTGCACCCGGCTGATGGCCCAGCGGGCATCACGCCACAGATCGCCGCTGACCTCCGCCAGTTCCTCCCCTCGCTTTACCCCGGACGCCGTGGCGTCATAATCCTGGTAACGCTCATTGAGCACGGCGCGCGCCCAGAAATACACGGCGTTGAGGTAGTGCTGGATGCGCTCGCTTTTTCCGTCCAGCATTTCCGCCGGTACGTCAGCCAGATCCCGGTAGCCCAGCATCTTCTGGCGGTTGCGGAAGTCGTACAGCTCAGCGTTAACTTCGGAAATGGCTGTCAGCGCAACCTGCCGGAGACGGGGCTGCGTCACCGTGCCGTCAGTGCGCATCACACTGCGAAATTCCGACAGGTCCACATCAGGCCAGAACGGCGTATTTTTAATAACGTCCGCCTGTTCCGGTGCCTGTTCTGGCGCAATAAACTGCATGCGGCTTTCTCCTGAAATAGTGGGCGGTGGACGGGGTTTTGATGTGGCAGTGCCTTTCGCCACCCCGTGCCGCCCGTGCGCGGGGCACGTTCGTTAGCGGCTGTCACTGCGCAATCTGCGCTCCAGCTGCTGCTTTTCTTTTTTCACGCCGCAGCGGGGATCGAGCTGCAGCGCATGGGTAAGGTGATTAAGGGCAGAAGCCGGGTTGCTATCGGTCAGTACCGCGCCGATGGCTTTGTGCAGGCGTGCACGGGACTGGTCCGGCATATCCAGATCGGTAGTCAGGTCCAGCGTCTGCAGGAGCAGATCGGCATCAAAACCGGTTGCGGCCAGCAGGGCGCTTTGTGCGGCATCCGCCATTTCTTCCGCCAGAACGGTCTGCACGTTACGGTTGCCCAGCGGCATCACCCAGCCATGGCGCAGCGCATGACGCCCGATTTCCAGCGCACCGGCATAATCACCAGCGTCGATACGCCACAGCATCACGTACATCAGCACGTCATCCTGCTGCGCACCTCCGGCAGCCAGCACGCCCTCCGCCCAGGCGGCATACTTCGGCAGAAGCTCCACCTTGATTGCCGCCTTTTTCACGGTGGACTGGATACCCTTAAGGCGGCGGCGGTCTTCTGCCAGCTGCAGCAGCATCAGGTCATAGCCGGACGCATGGCGAACACTGCCGCCCTCCCGGGCGGCCTGTTCGGCCTGAATGCGCAGGCGGTGCTGCCGTGCGGGACTCAGGCTCATGCGTTACTCCTCAGTTTCTGTTTCGGCGGGTTCTTCCACAGGCGCAGCTGGCTCGCTGAAGTCACCGATAGTGATGTTTTCGACCAGGGCCGCGCAGCGATAATCTTCAATCACATACGCTTCGTTGACGGATTCGAAGTTTTCAATCCGGTCACGTTTCGGGTTGTCGATAACAGAACGGCGGCGGGTGTCCTCCTGCCAGTAGATGGACAGGTTATCCAGACGGGTGATCAGCAGGGCATTGGCCGGGAAGAACGGCGCACGCACCGCCTGCAGGCCGCCCATGCGTTTCTGGCTGATAATCAGATCGGCGGCAATTTTCTCGCTGTTTTCCTGCTCTTTGTTAACCAGCGGGAAATACTTGTCAGACAGCAGCTCGCGGCCGCAGATAACAACCAGCTCGTCATCATCCTGGTAAACCAAGTCGATCAGCTCGTTAACCGCATCCATCACCACGGCGTCCAGGTTGACATAGTCGCCGCCCTTGCCCACCTTCACCGCGCCTGCCGTGGTGGTGCCGTCCTGGGTGGTACTGCCCATAACGTGGTCCGGCGCGTCTTCGCGGATTTTCTGCAGCCAGCCCTTATTCACGTCCTGCAGCAGTGGGTTTTCAGCGCGGTTAGAGGTTTTGGCACGCTTCACACCGTTAAAGCCGATCATGATGCGGTCCAGCGCCTGACGCTTGATGATGGCGTTACGGATACGCACCTGGAAGTCCTGGAATTTCGCCCACAGGTCCAGCTTTGCGTAGGTCAGCACCGTGTCAAAGTTGGTCTGTTCGCATTTATATTCCACGTCCTCCATCAGCATCGGATCGGTAGGTTCGCGCTCTTTGGTGGTGGTGTCGGTGGTTCCGGCAATGGTGGAGCCAACGCCCAGGCCAAGCAGCTGGCCGGACTGTTCCGCAACCGGCGTGATGTTAATCAGCGTCAGGAAAGCGGCTGACTGCTGGATCTGGTCTTCCAGTATCTGCTGCACGGACGGGTCCACGGTGAACTTGCTGGAAAGCGCTTCCACTTCCACATTGTTCAGGCGCGCCAGCTGCTGCAGGTAGGCGTTAAAGGCAAAGCGGGTATTCTTTTTCATCGGGTTTTATGCTCCATCAGCAATTGGTCAGGGTGCCTGCCGGTGCTTCACCGCCCGGTGCGCGCTGGCGGTAATCTTTACGGCTGTCTTCACGGCTCAGCTGCTGCTGAAGCTCGGCAAAGGCGGCCTGCTGCTCCTGCAGCGAGGATTCAAGCTCAGAAATGCGCGCATCCTGGTCTGACAGAGATTTATCAGTGCGCTCGCTCAGGTTCTGCTGCTCGGTGGCGACCAGCTCAACGGCTTTGTGCACGTCTGAAAAACGCGCATCGTCGGTCTGCTCTTTTTTGGTAAACAGCGCGGATACGCGGGCAAAGAGGGACGGCTTTTCGTCCTGGGTTTCTTCCAGTTCAATCAGCGTTTCTTCAGCGGCGGTAAATAGGTTTTCAGGGCTTAGCTTGCGGTTAGCCAGCGGGTTCTGTTTGGCGGTGGCACTGAAAGCCAGCATCTCGGTGCCTAGGCTCGCCGGATCGTCAGTGGCAGCCAGGCCGACAAGGTAGGCCTTGCCGGTGTCAGCAAATTTCGGGCTGACTTCCATAGAGGTGAATTGCTTTTGCCACTGCTTAATCAGACTAATCAGGTCAGGCGACGGGTTAATTTCGGCGTACAGCGCCATTTTCCCTTTTAATGGCCCTTCCGTGATTTCTTCGGCGGTTAAACCGGTGACATGCCCATAACGCTTAAATGTGCCATCCGGCGAATAGCCTTTAATGTGCTCAAGGTTAATTTGCGCCGTATACACCGCTGGGTTGTAGCTGGCAGCCATTTGTACCAGCCATTCGCGCTGGATTTCGCGCCCGTCGGTGGTGGCACCTTCCACCCCGATGCGGAAACGCTTTGCTTTCACTGTCATGAGCCGTGCTCCGTTAGAAAAAACTTACTGGAGCCTTATGTTTGCGGTGATAGGGGGAGTGAAACAACGCGCGGCGCTTGTACGGTCAGCCACACAAACCGCAGCCGGGGAAAGCCGCCGGGCAAGGCCGTATGTTTGGGCCATGAACACGACAATGTCCCCCGCAGACCTCGATCCCCGTCGGCAGGCCATGCTGCTGTACTTTCAGGGATACCGCATAGCCCGCATTGCAGAAATGCTGGGCGAGAAAGTTGCAACCGTTCACAGCTGGAAGAAACGCGACAAGTGGGGCGAGTATGGGCCGCTGGATCAGATGCAGCTCACCACCGCCGCGCGCTACTGCCAGCTCATTATGAAGGAGCAGAAAGAAGGGAAAGACTTCAAGGAAATTGACCTGCTGGCGCGCCAGTCAGAGCGCCACGCCCGGATCAGTAAATTTAACGATGGCGGCAATGAGGCTGATTTAAATCCGAAGGTTGCTAACCGCAACAAAGGCCCGCGCCGCCAGCCCGAAAAGAATGTTTTCACCGACGAACAGATCGAGAAGCTGCAGGAGGTTTTCCACGGCTCGATGTTCGCCTACCAGCGCCACTGGTACGAGGCAGGCAACCGCCATCGTATCCGCAATCTGCTCAAATCGCGCCAGATCGGAGCGACCTTCTTTTTTGCCCGGGAGGCGCTGATTGACGCCATCACCACCGGCCGCAACCAGATTTTTCTCTCAGCCAGCAAGGCACAGGCGCATGTTTTCAAGCAGTACATCATCGACTTTGCAAAAGAAGTGGATGTAGAGCTGAAAGGCGATCCGATGACGCTCAGCAACGGCGCGTGCCTGTACTTCCTCGGCACCAACGCCCGCACGGCGCAGAGCTATCACGGCAATCTTTACCTGGATGAATATTTCTGGATACCGAAATTCCAGGAGCTGCGCAAGGTAGCCTCCGGTATGGCCATTCACAAAAAATGGCGGCAGACCTACTTTTCAACCCCGTCCAGCCTGACCCACAGCGCCTATCCGTTCTGGTCCGGCGCGCTGTTCAACCGGGGCCGCACCAAAGCGGACAAGGTGGATATTGACCTGACCCACGGCAATCTGGCCCCGGGCCTGCTTTGCCCGGACGGTCAGTACCGCCAGATCGTCACCGTGGAGGATGCGGTGCGCGGCGGCTGTAACCTGTTCGACCTAGACCAGCTGCGTATGGAGTACAGCCCGGACGAATACCAAAACCTTCTTATGTGCGAATTCATTGACGATCTGGCGTCAGTGTTCCCGCTGAGCGAGCTGCAGGCGTGCATGGTTGACAGCTGGGAAGTCTGGTCCGACTTTCAGGCGCTGGCGCTGCGCCCGTTTGGCTGGCGCGAAGTGTGGATCGGCTATGACCCGGCCAAAGGCACGCAGAATGGCGACAGCGCGGGCTGCGTGGTCATGGCTCCGCCTGCCGTGCCGGGCGGAAAGTTCCGCATTCTGGAGCGTCACCAGTGGCGCGGGATGGACTTCCGCGCCCAGGCTGACGCCATTAAAAAGCTGACCCAGCAGTACAACGTGACCTATATCGGCATCGACTCTACCGGCGTCGGCCACGGCGTCTATGAGAACGTGAAAGCGTTCTTCCCGGCGGTCCGGGAGTTTGTCTACAACCCCAACGTAAAAAACGCCTTGGTGCTTAAGGCATACGACATTATCAGCCACCGGCGCCTGGAGTTTGACGCCGGGCACACCGACATTGCTCAGTCCTTTATGGCAATCCGCCGCGCCACCACCGCCAGCGGGAACCGCCCCACCTACGAAGCCAGCCGCAGCGAAGAAGCCAGCCATGCAGACCTGGCCTGGGCAACGATGCACGCACTGTTTAACGAACCGCTGCAGGGCGAAGCCGCCAATACCAGCAACATTGTGGAGATTTTTTGATGGGCAAGAGGAATAAAAACCGCGCTGCAGCTAAACAGAGCGTTCAACAGAGCAGAGGCGTATCTGCAGAAGCATTCAGCTTTGGCGACCCGATCCCGGTACTGGACCGCCGGGAACTGCTGGATTATGTAGAGTGCGTGCAGATGGACCGCTGGTATGAACCGCCGGTGAGTTTTGACGGGCTGGCGCGCACCTACCGCGCCGCCGTGCATCACAGCTCACCGATTGCCGTTAAGCGTGACATTCTCAGCAGCACCTATATACCGCACCGCCTGCTCAGCCAGCAGGCTTTTTCCCGTTTCGTTCAGGACTACCTGGTATTCGGCAACGCCTACCTTGAGAAACGCACAAACCGGCTCGGCGGCGTTCTCTCGCTGGAGCCAGCCCTGGCTAAATACACCCGCCGCGGCGTGGACCTGGACACATATTGGTTTGTGCAGTACGGATTCTCCACACAGCCCTACGAATTTACGCCGGGTAGCATTTTCCATCTTCTAGAGCCTGACATTAACCAAGAAATTTACGGGCTGCCCGGCTACCTCTCAGCCATTCCGTCCGCCCTGCTCAACGAGTCGGCCACGCTGTTCCGCCGGAAATATTACATTAACGGCAGCCATGCGGGCTTTATCATGTACATGACCGATGCCGCGCAGAACCAGGAGGACGTGAACAACATCCGCCAGGCCATGAAAAGCGCCAAGGGCCCGGGCAACTTCCGCAACTTGTTCATGTACTCGCCCAACGGCAAAAAAGACGGAATTCAGATCATTCCCCTTTCAGAGGTGGCGGCGAAGGATGAATTTCTGAATATCAAGAATGTGAGCCGTGATGACATGATGGCCGCGCATCGCGTACCACCACAGATGATGGGCATCATTCCCAACAATACCGGCGGCTTTGGTGACGTGGAAAAGGCGAGCCGCGTCTTTGTCCGCAACGAGCTGATGCCACTGCAGAAGCGCCTGCAGGAGCTGAATGAATGGCTGGATGAAGAAGTAATTTCATTCTCTCCATACAGCCTAAATATAGATTAAACTTAGTTTGCTTTATTTTTTCTTGCTTCACGCCTTGCTCTAGCCTCAACAAGGCGTTGAGGCTCAGTGTATAAACGCTCAAGAAAAATGTAGGTGAAATCTTCTAAATCTTCAGCGGCATCTTTATCTAATATACCTTCGTGAGCGCCATCATTCCCATCATCTTTGACACATTCAGCCAACTCTCTCAAGGACTCAGGCAAAATACTATTTTCAAACAACCACTCCATTCTTAGCCCAAGGCTTCTTTTTATTTTTGCCGCTGGCGCGTCATCACCATTTGGAATAAGCCCTTTTGTTGCGTAATCAAGACAAAGCCTAAACATAGTGGCTGCTGCGTTATAGCAGCCAATCGCCAAACATTTAGCCCCTTCCTCATATGCAGTATTTATATGCGCAGGCAAAAATTCAGGCGGTTCACCAACCATAAGATCTGCAGGAGAAATACAACGTTTTACTCTGGCTACATCCTTCAGCCCAAAAATTGACATCCTCCAATCAAAAGAATCCAATGCTTGTTCTTTGTGTTTGTTTTCGCAAAGAAAAAGCGTCGTTTTATGGCATTCTCTGCACACACAATAAACTTCATACACAGGAATATCCTGCATTTCAAACGACTGATAAGACCCACAACAGTTTGCACCACGTACATCAAAAGCAATTTTTTGTGTACCACATCTCGGACAGTCGTCTACGTACGTTGCCATGGTCCAATTCCCCACTAATTTCCTCAAAACCGAGCCGAATCGAGGCCCGTGACTTACTCATTTTGATATCAACGCTTCTGCTTTACAACCATCAGCGCGCGCTCGTAGCCCCGCCACGCCTGCCCACTTTACGTAATGGTTTTCATGCACCTGCATGACATAAGCATAAGCCCGTCATTTCTGGCAGGCCTCAGCAACAACACTACTCAAATGATCATGCGTTCTCATGCGGCATAGCCATGCACTAATAGATATTTGCATGCAAAAGAATGTAGAAAGACTAGAAAAGCGGAATGTTCACAGTAAGTGGGTCCAGTTGAACCGAGCGTGTTTAGGCGGACTGTAAATGTGCTGAAATTTACATATCTGTGGATAACCTGTTAATAACCATTGACTAACTTTGATCGGTGAATACGCTGTGGATAAAAAAAAAGCACCATTTAACTTTCAACAGCTCAATAAATAAACATTCCATGCAATGAAAACACGCCTCAAGGCCCCGTCAGCGCTGAAGAAATCAACATTCGATCCAATTTTCTTTTTTTTTATAAGTTATTGACATACTGCTCAAGCCTTATGCCATGAGGCCTTAGCCTTTTTTATCTATTGACAACCTCAATTTAGCGTCAAAATCAACCCTTGTGCGGAAACGAAAGCGCTCTAGAATACTAATCAGAAAAGAAGATGTAGCCGTTTGGAAGGGCTCCAAACCCAAGATGTTGCGTTGGGGTCAGCAGATGCAATAAATGAAAAAGCCCGGCTGATTAGACCGGGCCTTTCAATCGGAAACGGAGTTTGCGGCTCTGTTACCGTGCCGTATGTATCTGGCGACTCAAAACTAGCTTAACCAAATGCACCGTAATCTTCAAGAGAACGGGAACGGTTAGGAACGTCTCAGAACGGTTTCGACTGATTTAAAAGTGAATTATTTGTCCGAGCTGTTGGTGATTCTTCAGTTCCACCCAAACATAAAATCGTGCCGTATGTGTCTGGCGACTCAGACACAACAACTGTAAAGGCAAGCCCAAGGGTGTTTGCAGCCAGGCGCGAGAAAACATCGTCTTAAAGGACGACGTAGGAATTAAGCATGCAAATGTTGCTTCTGTTCTTGAAACTCGCGCACCCAGTGACGGTCATCATCATGACCTTACTGAATTACTGGAAAGACCGATAACCCTGAAGCCCAAGGAGGCTAACAATGGTCAGTTTGTTGTTGAAGATAGTGCCACCAATGATCGTTATTGTTAACGCGATCATGGATTACCTGAACCGTCGCTAAAGACGTGACCGGCTAATTCAAAGGCCTGCATTTGCGGGCCTTTTTTATTCAAGTGTTATCCTTCCCTCAAGTTTGAGACGAACAACTCTCATAAGCTGAAAGAGCCAGGTCTTCAGACGTATTTTGACTAAAGTCCATTGTCCGGCTGTATCCATGGTTGCGTATTTTCGCCATCAGTTCATCAGTAAGTTCAGAAACCCATTGGATAGCCAGAAGCTTTTCTTCGTCGCTGCAATCGCTTGCTGCTACCAGCTTTAAGAAAAAATCAATGCGCTGAAGTTTCAATGACTCCAAAAGATAATCTTGCATTTTCCCTCCTTTTACGGCCACCACACAACATAACTGCATGTATATATACTGTTTATGCATACAGTATAATACCGATTTCTAAATGTAAAACGCTTTTTGATTTCAATAAGAAAACCCTGGTCTGACGCAAAAAGGAAATATTCTCGGGACGTTAAAAATACTCCCTCCATCTGTCATCCTCACGCAGCCGCTCGTTCTGATAAAAGAAGAGCAACCCGCCACCTGATGGAAGGCTGCCTCCACGTAAAAGCAAATTCACCTCGTATTCACAGGCATCAAAACCCCTGGACCTAAGCTCATACTCAAGTTGCAGGCGCTGCTGCTCAGAAACCTCCTGCTTGTAAGCCTTTTTGCGTTTCGGTTTTACCAGCCTGAGCCGGGCAATCAACTCCCGCCGCTCCCTTTTTCCCATTCCGTGCAGGTAGTCCTGCAGCGCCTTTTCATCCATGGACGTAATATCCGGTACTTCCCCCCCTGTCTGGTTCAAATTTTCAACAGGGGGACAGTTATTGCCACAAGTCCAAGGGGCGCAAGCGCCCTGGTCGGCTGTCGCCTCCTGAAGGTCAACGGCTTTACGAACCATTTTCCACTTCACTGCATGAGTGCAGATCCGGCCCTCAATGATCGGGGACCAGATGCCATAAATACGAACACCGTGATCGCCGTAGGCGCTCGGCTCCTCGTTGAGCTCGTAGGCAGTCCTGACAATGTGATGTTTACGGGGAACCAGGACGCCGCCCTGCTTCATGATGTAGGTGGCAAAACAGCCAGCATCAGCTGCGGCCAGCACAGCATCCAGACGCGGGTTTTCCAGTACCGGCGCGCCTGCTTTCTTGTCCCCCTGCGCTCTGGCAGCCTGTCCGGCCAGAAGGCGCAGCTCGCGGTACGCCTGGCGGCCTGGGATACCAAAGAAGCGGAATTGCTGGACACGGTGCAGCGAAGCCCAGGCGTTCACGTTCTCAGCGTTATCGCGCAGTGATCTGCCCGTTTCTTTACTGATTTCCTGCGCCAGCCCGCGACCGTCGATGTTTTTGCTGATGTATTTGGCGATATAACTGGTCGGCGTACCCTTGCGGGGGTTGATAAGCTCGGACTTAAAGCGCGGCCCGGTATTGGTGCCCAGCTCCTCCCGGTCCTCACGAATGGCGAATTTACGCAGCAGCGCAGTGATGGATTTGCGGTCTTTCTTGCGCATGAAGCACAGCAGGTGCCAGTGCACGGTGCCGTCATGATGTGGTTCAGCAACGCGGACGCCATACCAGCGCAGCCCGGCTTTGTGCATCGCCTTACGGAAGGCGGCGAACATATTCACCAGGTAATCGCTGCTCTGGCGGACCGTAGCACTGGTCCATTTCGGGTTTGGCCTGCCGTTATTAAGCGTCGCGTGAAAGCGTGACGGGCAGGTGATGGTATAGAACACGGCGCATTCGCCACGCATTTCTGCGATCAGCTCCAGCCCCTTAACGCAGGCCATCATTTCGTTGCGCCGGTGCGCCGGATTGCTGCTGCTGGCGTTTACCACTTCTTCCAAATCCAGCGTGTCACCTTCGACATTAACCAGCTCATGCGAGCGGAAAAATTCCAGTGATTTGCGGCGCTGTTCGCGTTTGTGGATCACGGCCTCATAGCTGACATACGGGGACGCCTTTTTGTTAACCAGGCAGACAGCGCGCAGCTGTTCTTCCCGCCATTCACACCGCATCTGCCACAGCTTGCGATACCACCAGTCCGCGCAAAGCATACGGGCAAGCGAGCCCGGAATAAGTTCGTATGGGACCGGGTTACGGCGGCGCTTTTTACGGCGCAGCTGCTCGAAAGCTGGCGGGATAACATCAAGGCGCATGGCCTCAGCGGCCACCCTTTCCCATGACCGTCGGATCTCTTCCGGCGTAACGTCTTCATCCGTAAACAGCTCACCGCAGGCAGCATCCAGACACATGCTCATGTGTGCCGCCACCAGGATAGATAACCGCTTGACCTGCTCCTGGTTCATTTCCGGCAGAACCAGCAGGCCCTCCAGCCCGTCGTGGCTCGCCATAAAACGGAATGACGCAGAAACTTGGCTGGTACGCACGCGCTCCAGGCGTTCAAGGCACGGCCTGATGGTTTCACGCAGATAGCGGGAATATGCCTTCGGCTTGCCCAGGCCCTCGAAATATTTTATCCGTTCAAGCAGCGGCTTACTGATGTGCGCCGGTTGGGCGCTCACGTCAGCAACTATGACCAGATCGGGATTAAATTGCTGCTGTTCGCGGGCCATTTTGGCGCGGCTTATCAGCTGATCCTGCTCCATTTCCCGCTGAACAGGATCGCGGGATTCATTGTAGAAATAGCGTTCCCAGACCTCATTACTCAGGGCCTCGCGGCGCAGCTGCTCCTGCTCATTATCCGCAGCATAGAGAGAAATCAGGTTTGAAAGCGCAGAAACCGGCGCTACTTCCGCCGGATCCAGATATGGGTTGATCGCCTTTTTAGGTACATTCCAGGCAAAAGCAGCGGCGGAAACTTCTGCACCGCCGTGCTTTTCAACTTCGTGATGACTCACGCGCGCACCTCATGCACGACAGAGTAATCAGGGCCGCCGGCTGGATCAAAGCCAGCCCATACTTTCGGTTTGAGTACAGCAATCAGTTCGTCTGCGGTTTTCCCTTCGCCTGCAGCAATACCGATGCTGCGTTTTACGTTAATGCGGTTATGAGTGAAATTGCGATACAGGGAACGAGTCAGGAAAGTGTCGCTGTTCGAAACGATGACCGGATGGCCTTCTGATGCACGGCGCTCAAGAATAGAGGCCAGATGATACTGATCGTCCTCAGTAAAACCGGCAGTGTGATAGCCACTGAAAGTACCGTCATAAGGCGGATCGCAATAAATAACATCCCCAGGCACTAACAATGCCAAAGTTTCGTCATAGCTGGCGCAAATGAACGTGGCGCGGGTTGCTTTTTCAGCAAAAGCGCGTATTTCATTTTCAGGAAAATACGGTTTTTTATAATTACCGTAAGGGACGTTAAACTCACCCTTTTTGTTATAACGGCAAAGACCACGATAACAGTGGCGATTTAAGAATAAAAACAGCGGCGCGCGCCATTCAGGGTCTTTATCGTGGTTGAATGAATCCCGGCTATCATAATAACCATCTTCACTATTGAATATTTTAAACAGATGTTTGGCACGCTCAATAAAATCTGATGCGTTTGTTGCTATCTCCCGATATAGATTTATTAAATCAGGGTTAACATCCGCAACAAGATAATGAGGGTAGTCTGTCGCCATCATCACCGCGCAGGAACCCGCGAAAGGTTCAACCAGTCGCGGACCAGCAGGAAGGTGCTTAATCAATTCGGGCATGACATCAGTTTTATTGCCCGCCCATTTCAGAATGGTGCTCATACAGCACCTCCGTTGTAGTGTTTGCCTTTAAGCTCTGCGATTTCCTGACAGGTAACGCAGAGATCACAACCCGGCACAGCGGCCCGGCGTTCTGTTGGAATGACAATTCCGCAGCTTTCACACTCAAGTGAAGAAGCCCCAGCCTTTCGGCTGCGGGCATTCTGGATATGGCGCTGCAGCTGTTCTTCAACGCGCTGCTGTACGAGGTCCATTGAGTCAGCCATTAGTGCAGCTCCTGTGATTCGTTTTCGTAGCGGGTTGCTTCGCGGCGCAGCAGTTCAGCCGCTTCAATGCCGTTTAACCCTTTGTTGGTGATATGGGTTGCCAGCGCCTCAAGACGGATTGAAACTGCGAGCGCGCGCCCTTTGCGCTCCTCGCGTTTGGCAATATCGATCACCGCCATAAGCTGGTCAGTTTCTGGTACAAACATTTTTGGTAATTCGTTGTGCATTGTTCTTACTCCTAAATTTGGGCAAAATAATGCCCGGCGGGTTTACGCCATTAATTTCTGTTGTGGGTTAATTCGGCATGGTTAGCCGTTTGGGAAATAAGCTCACCACTGCACGAAAATGATTCATTGCTTTAACCAGTTCTCGCTTTTCGTCAGTAGTCAGATCACTAATATTGACGCCGTGACGTTCTGACGGAATTTTTGCCATAAAGAATATGGCTGCCAATGCCCGCTCATTTTGTTTATGGTTTATATCGCGGCGGTCGCGCATATCTTTAATAAACCTTTCAAGCTCTGGCTCAATATTCAGACCAAACACATTCGCCCTTAATTCCGCTATGCGGTTCAGCCCTTCCATACGTTGGCCCGAGCTTAATGGAACAGTCGCCGCAGCGCCTTCAATAGCCATGGTTTTCCCCGTTTGGTAGTGGTCAGCCCTGCCAGCAGTCCATCCTGAGAGCGGGACGGGTGCCAGCGCGTGCCATCTTTCCCGATAATCCAGCCATGGCCGCAGTGCATACCCTGGCTTTGTTTAATTAAAAGCGATGCGAGTGAGGGTTCTTTAGTCAGCATAATCACCTCAGATGATACCGAACGAAGCGCCAAGGCCGGTGACGGTGTCCACCGCACTTGCCATTGCGGGATTGGCCTGCAGGCGGGCCTGCATGGAAACGGCAGCCAGTGCCATCAGGCGAGTTACTGAGTTAATGCTGCTGATTACATCACGGCGTCCGGCAGTGGTTTTCACATCGCCAGTAACGGCACCGGCAGCAACGCGCCCTATCTCAGCGGTGGCGCTCATGACGTAGTGCGGCAGTTTCTCTTTTGCCACTTCGTTCATCGGTACGCATGGCAGGCAGTGAATCTGTGCCAAGAAGCCGTCAACTAGGGTGGAATCCTCAGTGAGGTCGGTAAGCAGCCAGATTTCAGGCGGCGTGAACTGATGCGGCTGGTCCGGGTTGAGCTTGTTGCGCAGCGTCTGGACATTCATTCCCGCGCGTTCTGCCAGCTTCGCCATGTTGTGACGCAGTGCGAAGGCCCGACAGGCCTCGTCAAAATGCGGATGTTTGGAAATCTTATAATCAAACATGTGAGCCTCTTAGAAAGTTCCCATAATTGAACTTACTGACCAACAACAACGCGGAAGTTGGAATGACCAAGGGACTCACGAACCTGATCGGTTTTGTACATTAAGTAACGCAGGCTTACACGCCCCTTATTTTTTTCCTTCTTAACCATGTACTTAGCAAGCTGACCATGATGGATTTTTTGATAAACAGAGCCGCGGGAAATGCCTTCCCATTCCGCGAACTCTGCAGGCGTAGCCATCTCTTTTGGTACACGAATTGAAATATCAGTGCTCATAGTGCAGTATCTCTCAGTTAAGGTTTGGTTTATGTCGTTTTATCTTATTTTATATGATTCAACATTTGAACAATCGAGATACTACGATCCAATATTTGATACGTCAATAGGGTTAAAAAATGATACAAGTGAAGGCTGGCGAGAATACAGGGGGTAGAGAGGCTATCCATAGGTTGATGGCAGCCTATGATTTCAAGTCCCGACAGCAGCTATGCGATCACTTAGGCGCATCTAAAAGCACTATGGCAAACAGATACTTAAGGGACAGCTTCCCTGCAGAATGGGTGATCCAATGCGCTCTTGAAACAGGCGTTTCATTACTCTGGCTAACTACAGGACAAGGCGAACCAGGAACAAAAATTGATGATAAAAAAAGTATCAATTTCGTGAACTCTAGCAAAGTAAAACCACTTTCTGAGCTTGTATCGCCAGAGATCGATAAGGCTAGCCTTATAGGAGGTTCGTTGATTGAAGCCGGGAAGGCCATCATTGATAGCAGCCTGCTTCCCCCTGACTCAAGCGAGCTACTTCTCGTAAATACCAATGGCGATTCATATTTAGTTGACCGTAACCAGACACCACCAGTAAATGGGATGTGGTTGGTCGATATAGACGGGATAAAAAGCATTGTTAAGCTGACTCGCCTTCCCGGAAACAGATTAGTTGTACATCAAGATGATTCTTCGTTTGAGTGCAGCCTAGATGATATTGAGGTTGTTGGCCGCGCATTGAAAATCATTAAGAGCCTTTGATATGACCATCAGAAAACAGCCGAACGGAAAATGGTTGTGCGAGTGTTACCCGACCGGGCGTGACGGCAAGCGCGTGCGCAAGCAATTTGCGACAAAGGGCGAGGCTGTAGCATTCGAAAACTTCACCATGGATGAAGTGAACAAAAAGCCGTGGCTGGGTGAAAAGGAAGATCGGCGGCGTTTGTCAGAATTGATTGAGCAGTGGCACTCCCTTTACGGCCAGACGCTCGCAGACCCCAAGCGCCTGATGGCAAAACTTAACATTATTTGTAATGGCCTGGGTGATCCAATTGCCTCGGAGCTGACTGCCGGTGACTTTACAAAATACCGTGAAGCACGCTTAAAAGGTGAAGTCAAAAATGAAGATGGTTTGCCTATGACGCCAGTTAAGCCCCGCACGGTAAACCTTGAACAACGCAACCTATCATCAGTTTTTGGTACGCTAAAAAAGCTGGGCCACTGGTCAGCCCCCAACCCACTCAGCGGGCTTCCAACATTTAAAATCGCAGAGGGTGAATTGATGTTTCTGGCACCGGAAGAAATTAAACGCCTGCTGGATGCCTGCGCCGATTCAGAAAACCCCAGCCTGCCCATGATTGCAAAAATCTGCTTAGCGACCGGCGCCCGCTGGAGTGAAGCCGAAAACCTGCAGAGTCATCAGTTATCTAAATACCGAATCACCTACACCAAAACTAAAGGCAAGAAAAACCGAACCGTACCTATATCTCAGGATCTCTATGACGAACTCCCCAAGAACAGAGGAAAGCTATTCACCCCATGCAGGAAAGCCTTTGAGCGGGCAGTAAAACGGGCTGGTATTGCTCTGCCGGAGGGGCAATGTACCCACGTCCTGCGACACACGTTTGCAAGTCATTTTATGATGAATGGCGGGAACATACTTGTGTTAAGAGATATTTTAGGACATTCAGATATCAAGATGACCATGGTTTATGCTCATTTTTCGCCAGATCACTTAGAAGATGCTGTAACCAAGAATCCTTTGTATCTTCTTAAAAAAACTCTTTAGCCATATAAAAGGAAGTTACTATGCTTTCAGATCAAGAATTAAATTCAAAAATATCAGATAATAAGATATTTGATGCAAATACCATAGCTAACAAAAAATTCAATATTCGAGCGGCTAGCATTGACCTCACGGTCAAATGCATACATGTTCCCAACAATAAAGAATCTGTAAAAAAACACATCATCAACCCCGGAGAAACAGTAATAATTGAATTAAATGAAACTTTTTCTCTTTCGACAGACCTTGCTGGAATAATATTCCCTAAGAATGACCTGTCAAAAAATGGAATAATAATGACAAATCCTGGACACATTGATCCTGGCTATACAGGCATAGTGTCAATCTATTTAGTTAACATGTCAAAAGTAGCATTCCCAGTATCAATAAATATGCCAACAGTAAGGTTATTGGTTTTCAACACAACGACTGATACGTCAGGATTTCCTAATGGTCCAGTAAATGAAATTGAAAAAGACCAACTATCCAGAATGGATAAGGACTTTGCCGGCATTAATAAAAGAATATCAAAGATAGTATCATCTATCATTTCAAAATGGACCTTTGCATTTATTGGTCTTATTTTAGGCGTAATCGCAATAATTCTATCTGTGGTTCCAATTGCCTCGCAATATGCTACACAGCATTTCATCAAAAATGATGTTCTTGAAAAAACAATTAAGCAACAACAAAAAGAATTAAATGACTTGAAGGATAAACTAACATTATTGGAGTTGAAAAAAGAAGATATCGGTGTTAATACTAAACCTGCCAGTAACAGCGTGAAGGGAAAAAAACGTGATTAAAATAGCTAATCTTTCAATAAAATGCCTATCCCATCCATCTTTCAACGAAGATGTATTTCATGACTTCTTAAATGAAAATTCGTTGTCATGGGTAAAAAAGGGTGTAGGCACTAATGCTGAGTATCTAGCCGAAGCAGCAGGGAGGTTATGTTATATGTCTTTTGGTGAAGACCGACAATCACCAAGAGATACAGGACAATATATTTCAAATATAATAAATCAAGGCCATGAGAGTGTGCTAGAACATTTAAATTGGACATTTTTAATTACAGGCGTTTCTCGAGCATTTACTCACCAATTGGTTAGACATCGTGCAGGATTTGCTTATAGCCAACTATCACAACAATATCACGATGAATCAGAAGCAGAATTTGTTGTTCCTATTGAGGTTAAAAATGACCCAATCTTATATAAAGCATGGTGTAATCATATTGGTGAAAGTCTTTCATTTTATAAAGAATCACTGATAACAATCGAAAATAGTGCTCAATATAAAAATAAAAAAGAAAAAATGAGAGCGCTCAGGACTGCCTCTAGATCTATTCTACCAAATGCAACTGAGACAAAGATTATCGTCACAGCCAATGCGCGAGCAATTCGACATTTTCTAAACATGCGAGGCTCAATAGAGGGGGATTATGAAATGAGGAAGGTTTCAGAAAAAATATACGACATTGTGACTAGCGATGCACCATCAATTTTCCAAGATTTCAAAAAATCTGGTGGGGGCACAGAATCTGTTAAAATCTTTAAAATTTAA